TTAAGACTTCAAGAAAAAGTAGCAGAACCAGATGGGGAATATGGCGAAAAGATTGTTGAGCAAATTCGTTTATTAACACCCGGCAACTTTGAAATACATAGAAAAGCAAAGACAGGTAAGTTTGTAAAAGTAGATGAAGGAACAATGCCAATAGATAGGATTCCTTTTTCTGTTGCTTATTCAAACAGGGTAAACCTTCTTGACTCAAGACCGCCTATGTCAGACATAGCAGAATTAAACTTAAAAGCATATCAAATACAATCTGATCTTGATAACCAATTACATATATCAGCAGTACCAATGCTTGCTTTCTATGGCTTTCCGCAAAACGCTGAAGAAGTGTCGGCTGGACCGGGTGAGGCTATTGCATTTCCAGCAGATGGTCGTGCTGAATATATTGAACCAGATGGTAAAAGTTATGATGCACAGTTTCGTAGGCTTGATAGGTTAGAAAGTCAAATAAATGAATTAGGTCTTGCAGCAGTACTTGGTCAAAAGTTATCTGCAGAAACAGCAGAAGCAAAACGAATAGATAGATCGCAAGGCGATTCAACAATGATGGTTGTAGCTCAACAGATGCAAGACATGATTGATAACTGTTTAATGTTTCATAGTCAATATATAAACTCTGAAGCTGGAAGTTGTTTTGTAAACAGAGACTTCCTATCACAAAGACTTGAGCCACAAGAAATACAAGCATTACTTACACTTTACACTTCTGGTTCTATTACACAAAAAACACTTCTTGATCAACTTACTGAAGGCGAGGTTCTAGGGGATGAGTTTGACGTTGAGGAAGAAATAGAAGCAACACAAAGTGGTGGTATGGTTGAAATGGCACAGCCAAAACAAGAAGCAAAATCAGAAGAACCAGAGCAAGATGAAGAGTAATTTATGTCAACACCTGAGACTTTTTACAGAGAGGCGATTGACTTAAACCGCTACAGCAACCAAGTTGCTAGACAGATTGTTACGAATTACAACAATGTAATTTTAGATTTAACAAATAAATTGGCGACTATAGATGAAGTAACAGCACCAGCTACTGTCGCAAGAATAAGGGCAATGTTGGTACAGATGAAAGAAAGTCTTGAGAGTTGGTCAGAGGCAAGTTCACTTTACTTGGTAGATGAATTACAAGGGCTTGCTGTATTTCAAACAGAATTTGTAAAAGACCAACTTAAAAGAGTATTACCTAAAGGTACTGTTGGTGTTAACTCTGTACAAATCTCTCCAGACTTTGCTCGTAGTGTTGTCTTTACTGACCCTACAGAGGTAAATATATTAACATTACCAACTGATCTAGAATCTTCTGTACAAAAAACATTTAACCTTACTGCTGCCAAAGGTTCTGCAATTACTTTACCAAGTGGCCAAGTTGCAGAAAAAGCTTTTCGTGGCATATCTACAAAGCAAGCAGAATTAATATCAAGCCAAATACGAATGGGTATTACAGAAGGCGAATCTATACCAAAGATTGCAAAAAGACTTAGAGGCAGACTACAATTTGGCGCAAACCAAGAGATGACAGCCAAAGCACAAAGACTTGCTGCTGGCGATGGCATGAAGTTAGCAAACAACCAAGTAATGACCATTGTACGAACTTCTGTTAACCAAGTACAAAATTCTGTTAACCAAGCAACTTATGCCGCTAATAAAGATGTAACCCAAAGATATGAATATGTTGCAACATTAGATGGGAGAACAAGTGCAATCTGCGGGAGTTTAGATGGCAGAACTTTTAAATATGGGGAAGGTCCTATGCCACCGCAACATTTTAATTGTAGATCAACTACTGTTCCGATAATAGATGATGAAGATTTACGCAGACGTTTTCCTGATACAAGGCCTAGTGCTACTGGCCGAGTGCCACAAGGTATGAACTATGCGACTTGGCTAAAAGATAACCCATCAATACAAACAGATGCACTTGGTAATAAAAAAAGATTTTTTAATTATTTGATAGATAAAAAAAGAAAAAGTCCTAGAGAGGCTTTACGATTAATAATAAAAGATGACGGAACAGAGCTACCATTAAAAGAGTTAATAAAAAAATACCCAAATGCCACTTAGAAAAGGGAGACAACCAAAGACAATTACAGGCAATATAAGGCAATTGGTACAAGAAGGTTATTCAAAAAGCCAAGCAGTTGCTATATCTTTGTCAAAAGCTGGTAAGAAAAAGAAAAAAACAAGACGAAAAACAAAATAAAAGATATTATATTAATAGTTGCTTTCTAAAAATGCCCGGACACTATGGCTCTATGAAGCCAAAAGGTAAAAAGAAAAAAGTTAAAAAAGGTGGTAAAAAGTAATGGCAAAAACACTAGCAGAAAAATTATCTGAAGCTAAAAAAGCAACAGAAACAAAACCTAAGAAAAATGCCAAAGCTAAGAAGGGTTCCTAAAGACAAAAAAACTGGCATTGCTAAAAAGTATTTGTCTGGTTCAAGAAACCCATCGGCCAAAGCTGCTGAGATTAAAAGAACAGCAAAGCTTTATAAATCAGGTGCTTTTATTGATATAAAAGCGGTACAAAAATCTAGGGTAAACCAAGATGTCACAAAAAAGCAGAAGAAAACCACTAAGCGCCGCAACAAAAAATAGTCTTAAAAAAAAGGCTGAAGGTACTAAGTTTAAGTATGGTGAACTTGCTAAAGTTTACAGAAAAGGGCAAGGCGCATATCTTTCCGGGGGTTCTCGTAATGTACCAATGGCAGCTTGGGCTATGGGTAGAGTTAATAGTTATATGAGAGGCGATAAAGCACGAACTGTCGATATGGCCATTTATAAAAGTTATAGAAGATAATGGCTATTGAAAGAGGTGGACATAGTTTTGCTGGTGTTGATAAACCAATTAGAACACCAAACCATAAAAGTGGTAAGAGTCATGCTGTTGTAATAAAACAAGGTGATGGCTTTAAATTAATACGCTTTGGTATGCAGGGCGCACAAACTAAAAAGCCAAGAAAAGGCGAATCAGATGCAGATAAAGCAAAAAGAAAATCTTTTAAGGCAAGACACGCAAAAAATATTGCAAAAGGTAAGACAAGTGCTGCATATTGGGCAGATAAGGTCAAATGGTAGTATAAAGAGTATATTAATTATAAAGTTACGCTTTATTTATGGCCGAAGAAACAAAAGAGGTGGCTACGCCGCCAACACCAAACAACGCAGAAGTTGACCAATTAAAAGAATCAGTTAAAAAATTAGAGGCTAAAAACTACGAACTGATAGGTAAGCTCCAAAATCAAAAAAAAGAAAAAGAAGTGCCAGAGGATTATGAGTCTTTGTTAGCGTTTAAACAAAAACATGAACGTGAACAGCTAGAAAGTGAAGGTAAGTACACAGAAGCTACACAGGCATTAGAACAACAGTACAGAGATAAATCTGCTGAAGATAAAAAAAGAATTGAAGAGTTAACGGTTAGAAACAGGGAGCTTGAACTTATTGCCCCTGCAATGCAAGCTTTATCTGAAATAACCCACGACCCTGAGTTGGTATTAAATAATCTTATACCAAAAGACAAAATGCAAATTAAAGAAGGTATACCTGTTGTAATAGATGGCTATGAACAGTTACCAGTACAAGAATATGTAAAAAATAAATTAGAAAAAGAAAAACCTTATCTGTTAAAAAATAAACAACCAACTGGTGGTGGCGCACCTATATCAAGACCATCTAGTGAAAACTTTTCAGAAGATATGTTAAAACCATTTTTAAAAGCATCAGAAGATATTACGGAACAAGGGCGTATTTTTAAAACTTATGGTAAGGAAACTTGGCAAAAGTTGAGAGATATAGCGAAAACACGCTAGTATAGAACAAAGGCAAAGCTACGCAGAGCCATATAGGGTTACGCCCACACCGTTAAAATTATTTTTCAGGACATGGCAGTTCTTAGAAGTGATATTATTATCCCTGAGATTTTTACGCCTTATGTCATTGAACAGACCACTCAGCGAGACTCATTTCTTGCAAGCGGTGTGGTCGCACCAATGGCAGAGCTAAATGCAACAGAGGGTGGTGATTTCGTTAATGTACCTTTTTTCTCCGCAAACTTAAGTGGTGATTTTGAGGTACTTTCTGATTCTTCTTCATTGACTCCCGGCAAGATTTCTACTGATAAACAAATTGGAGTTATCTTACATCGTGGTCGTGCGTTTGAATCAAGAGATTTAGCTGCACTTGCAGCAGGCTCAGATCCAATGGCGGCAATCGGTCAAAAGATCGGTGCTTACATTGCAAACCAAAGACAAAAAGATTTACTTGCTTGTCTTGATGGTGTTTTTGGTTCTGTTAACTCAACAGACTCAAACGCAGCATTTTTTGGTTTAACAATTGATGGTGGATCATCTGACACACCAACAGGCTTATCCCCAAGACACGTTGCAAAAGCAAGGTCGATTCTTGGAGATCAAGGCGACAAATTAACCGCAGTTTGTATGCACAGTAAAGTTTACTATGATCTTGTTGAAAGAAAAATGGTTGACTATGTTCTTGCATCAGATGGAAATGGCGGTTCTGCAACAGCATCTGGTGGTACTATCACTGGGGCTTACACTGCAGGTAATGACACAGTACCAACATACTGTGGTCTAAGAGTTATTGTTTCTGATGATGTTACAACTACTGGTAGTGGTTCAACAACTGAATACAGTACATATTTCTTTACTGCTGGTTCAGTAGCTAGTGGCGAGCAAGCTGGTCTAACAACAGAGACAGACAGAGACATTCTGGCTAAATCTGATGCTATGGCTATTGACCTTCACTATACATATCACCCTGTTGGTTCTAAGTGGGCTGTTACAACTGTAAACCCAACAAGAGCGCAACTTCAAACTGTAGGCAACTGGTCGAAGGTCTATGAAACAAAAAACATTGGTATCGTTCGCGCAACCAACGTAAGCACACAAGACTAAAGGTAATTAAATCATGCCAAGTTTATTTGAGGTTACTGCTGGGAAACTTACTGGGCCAACTAATGGTGGTTCTGTAACCCAAGCAACTAACAAAACAACTGGGGTAACACTTAATTCAGAATCAGGTGTTATTACTATGAATAATGCAGCGTTAGGTGCTGCTGCTGAAGCCACTTTTGAAGTTACAAACGATAAAGTAGCTGCTGCAGATATTCCTTTTCTTGCTATTGCATCTGTAGGAACTGCTGGTTCTTACATTGCAGGTGTAAGTGCTGTAGCTGCAGGTTCTTTTAAGATCACAGTTACAAACGTATCTGGTGGTTCTTTATCTGAAGCCCTTGTTATTAACTTTGGACTTTTCAAAGGTTCTGCAAGTTAATGGGAATGTTCGCTTTTAAGCGTATGAGAGAACAAGAGGCTGCCGCTTTGGTAGTCTCTGCTCCCTCTAAAAAAAAGAAAACAAAAGTAAAACAAAATGGCAATCACGATAGACGCAACAGTAGGCGGAGCATCGGCAAACAGTTACCTGACTCTATCTGACGCAAATTTAATAGTTGAGGGTCTAATTGCAGATGATGATGTAGCTGCGTGGGACGGGTCAAGTAATGATAATAAAAATCGAGCTTTATATACTGCTGCGGTTAGAGTTGACCGAGAAAGATTTTTAGGAGCAAGGGTTACTAATACACAAGCATTACAATGGCCTCGCCAAGGTGTAAGAAAACCAGACACATATATTAATACTTATTCTGTTGGCTTTCCTTTTCGTATATCAACAGATTATTTTGCAGAAACAGAAATACCAGAACAAGTTAAAAAAGCACAAGTAATATTAGCTGTTTACTTGAATAACAACCGAGATGGTTTAGGATTGAGTGGTCTTGAAGATTACAAAAAGGTAAAACTTGGTAGTCTTGATGTAGAACCTAATTTTTATGGTTCTGTTGGTGCTGATAGAGTACCACCACTATTTGAACGGTATTTTACTGGTTTACGAATAAGTGGACCCGGCAACGTCGCTATTAAAAGGAGTTAATTATGGGCTACTACCCAGCCGCCATCATCATTACAAACACAGACACACATACTGGTCGTTTCGGCAAAGTACATTGTCTTGCTGCAGCAGAAGCAACTTTTGTTGCTGAGAATCTCACAGAAAATGGTTCAACAACTATCAATGGAATTACCATGGGTGTTGCATCAGAAGTTGAAGGGATTATTACAAGTATTACTTTGGCAAGTGGTCAAGTAATTGCATATCGTGTTTAATGGGACTTGCATCTTCACTAAAAAAAGTAGCCTCTAAAAGCTTGATAAAGCTTGGTGGTAGTGTAACTATAAGACAAGTTACCAATGGCTCTTACGATACCGCTAATGGTACTGTGAGTGAAAGTAATAGTGATACTGTCGTAAAAGGTTTATTAGAAAATATAAGCAATACTGAGGTTAATGATTTAGTACACGCAGAGGATAAAAAACTAACAATATCTGCTGGTGACATTACATTTGTACCAACACCAAAAGATAAAGTTGTTGTTGCTTCTGTTGTTTTTAAAATTATTACTGTAGTAACAAACCAACAAAACAACATACCGATAACTTTTGAATTATTCTTGAGGTCATAATGGCACGCCAAATTAAATTAGAACAAATAGATAATCTAATGGCTGAAGCAGTACAACAGTTAATAAAAAGAACAACACTACGTTGGACAGAGCTTGCTGTAAAGGCAACACCTGTAGGTGAAACTGGTAATTTAAGAAATGATTGGAAAACACATATAAGAAAATATAAAGGCACTATTATAAATAAAATGGAATATGCTGAACCAGTTATTTATGGAACTTCATTACCACCTAGTTGGGGTGGTAGGTTTAGAACATCACCTAAAAATAATACAATAAAAGGCTTTCCAGAATTACAAGCAAAACAACTTACAACTCAATACATACCAAATGAATTAAAAAAAATTATTAGGAGTATGTAATGTCTGCAACTGATTTAAATACAGTTAGACAAACCATAGAAGCAAGACTTGCTACAGAACTTGCAAGTAGCCCTGCAATCTCTGTTGTATTTAATAATCAACCATTTGATTCAACAACAGAAAATAGTTTTGTACAATGTATAACAAGTTTTGGTACTGGTGGTTATTTAACTCAAGGCGGTTCTGCAAATTCTACTAACAGTGTTGTCGGTTTAGTTCTTTTAAATATTTTTACAGAGGAAGGTATTGGCTCTGGTGCAAATTTAGTGATTGGCAAAAGACTGCGTGACCTTTACAATAACCTTACAGTTTCAAATGTAATTTTTGATTCGCCAGTTGGACCAGAAGTTTTGGCATCTAGTCCAGAAGGAAAGTTCCAAACACAAATACGAATTACTTTTGAAATATACGAGGAACTTTAAATGGAAATTACTGAAAAAATGTTAGATGCTATCGAGGCTGTAAAAGGTAGGCGTGACCCTGCCTATTGGGACGGACGTTGTAAAAAATATATGGAAAAGCAAAAAAATAACCAAAATCTTACAAAAGATGAGCTTGAATTAAAAGGTAGAAAGTTAGGTATAGAATTAGATAAAAGAAAATCAAAGGAAAAACTTATTAAAGAAATAGAAAATTTCACAAAAAAAGGTTAATATTAAATAAATACTTTCTTTTGTTATGGCTATTAAAGGTGATGTAGGAAAAATTATGTTTGAAAACGCTGGCGGTACTGAAGCTGACGTTGGTCAAACAAGGTCTTGGTCTTTGTCTATTTCTAAAGACATTATGGAGACAACGAAACAAGGCGATACCTTTAAAACAAATATTGGTGGCTTAATTGCTGGTGAGGGTTCAGCAGAACTTTTATATGCTCCAGGTGAAACAGGGGCAGGCTATACAACATTTATTGATGATGTTTTAACCACAGGCGATAATGCAGACGCATTATTTGAATTATTCCCTGATTCAGCAACTTCAGCAAAGAAAATTAGTTTTGCTGGAATTATTACTAATGCTGAATATGGTGCAACCCTTGGTGAGGTACAAATTATAAACATTAGTTTTACGACTAGCGGTACCATTACATCAGCTATATAGTAAATTAGGTTAAGACTTTTTTTATTTTATGCCAGCAAAAAGAACAATCGACCTGTTGACTTCATCATATGGTGATGAAATGTCAGCCAGAAGAAAGTATGAATTTAAAAATTCAAAAGGTGAAAAAATTGTAGATTTATATTTTAAACCTTTAACAAGATACGATAGACAGAAAGCCCAAAGTGCTACTGGTACAGATGAAGCCCTTATTGTTTCAACTCAATTACTTTGTCAAATGGCAGAGCTTGAAGATGGAACAAAGGCTTTTAGTATTGCAGATGCACCAAACTTACAAAGGGAACTACCTGAAAATGTATTGAATGAAATTGAATTATTTTTATTTAATATTAAACTCGATACCGATACAGCAAAAAAAGATTAAAGCGAGATAACTGGTTAAGATTTGAGTTTTTTCTCGCAACAAAATTAGGTAAAACATTAAAAGAATTAAGGCAATTAATTACACAAGAAGAGTTGGTATATTGGGCTGCTTATTACGAAAATAAACATGAACATGAAAAAAAAATGCATGAAAGAGCTAAAAACAGGTAGTATATAATTAATAGATTTTTGTTTAAATTAAGTGGCCGAAAGTATAGTTACCTTAAGAGTTGAAGCAAGAAATGCAATATCCTCTTTAAATAAAACTTCTGCAGCAACAAAAACTTTATCAAATTCAGCAAAAGGTGCAACAGCATCTTTACATACAGCGTCAACTGCCGCAAAAGGATTAGGTGCATCATTAGCTGCTTCACTTGGTCCGTTAATTACTTTAGGTGCTGCTTTTGCAACTGTAAGTAATGCAATAGGAACTTTTACAGCAAGAGAAAGAGATGTTGCGATTTTAACTCAAGGTTTAAAAAATTTAGGTGAAGGAACTGTTGCTTTAAAGGAATTACAAGTAGCGGCAGATAGATTAGGGAACCAAACTTTATTTAACCAAGAAGAATTTACAAGAGGTTTTAATTTATTAACAAGTTTTAGAAAAATAGGTGTTGATTCATATGAACGAGTTGCCCAAGCTGCTGCAGATATTGCACAGGTTAACCAAGTTGATGTTAATACTTCATTTATGCAATTAGCAAAAGCATTACAAGACCCAGAAAGAAATTTATCAAATTTAAATAGATCAGGTATTGCGTTTACTAAAACACAAACAGATGTAATTAAAGAATTAATGAAAACAAACCAGACAGCAAAAGCTCATGCAATGATTTTAAGTATTGTTGAAGAAAGTTACAATAAACTTTCACAAGCTGCTGCAGAAGGATTTGCTGGAAATGTTGATTCATTAGGCGAAGCATTTAGAGATTTTTCAGAGACATTAGGTAAAGCATTAGAACCTGCTTTAATTGCAGTTACAAAAGGCTTAACGGAATTAATAAAAGTGACCAATGATTTTATAAATTCGCCTATAGCAGGAACTGCTGCAATATTTGCTGGGATTGCTTTAGCAGCAAAAGGAACAATAGCAATACTAGGTGCAGTTAAATTAGGTTTAATGGCTGTAGGTGGTGCAGCGGGTGTCGCAGCAATAGCTTTAAATTCAATACCTTTTGTAGCGGCTGCAACGCTTTTAG